TTTTTATATTACGAGATGCCACAACTTTTTCTATGGCTTTATCAAATCGTTTTAACACGTCTGTTTGTTCTTTTTCAATTAATCTATAAATCTCTTTAATCGCTTCTTTCATAACAGGCGTTAATTCTTTGTAGGATTTTGAATCCAAAAGATTAGTTTCTCTTAATATATTACTAATTCTTGACTTCATCACCGACTGTGCTTAGTTTAGCCGCTGTTTGTGCAAAAGGTTCAGCAACTTCTGGTTTTGGTTCACTGTGTGCTTCTGCTTCAATTTGTCCTTGAAACAATACACCAGCTAATTCTTTTCTTCTTGCCTCTAATGCATCTCCAACTTTATCTCTTAAAGCATCTTTAAATGCTTCGCCAGCTTCAGCTGCTTGTCCTAATGACAATTTGTCAATAAAATTTTTAACTTGTTCACTCATTTTTTCTCCATTTGTTATATTTATAATAAAGTTTCAGTTTTCTTAGGTGTTTCTGTACCACCTAAAGAGTCCATACCTGCAGGTTCATAAGGGCCTTCTTTACTTATTTGTTTATCTATGTCTTTAATCTCTTTTTCAGACTGTTTAAAAACAAATTTTCTAATGTATTCTTGTGAAAAATACTTACCTACATACTTTTCTAAACCATCAGCCAAAGCAACACGTTCTTTTAACATTTCACTTTCTTTTAATTCAGCAAAGTGACCATCTTGTAAAAAGTCATATTGAATATTAGATTGTATTACAGGCCAATCATCTATAGATATTACACCTTTTAATACTAACTGTGTCTTTAAAAAATCATTAAATAGTTCAGTAAATTTCTTTCTTAATCTTTGAACAAACTTAGTAAACTTTAATTCATCTCTTGTAATTTCTGTAGAACGGCCCATACTAAAACCTGTAGCTGGTTCTAATCTACTTACTGGTACATTTAAAGAACGATAAAGTTTCTTTTGGAAATATTCTATGTCGGCCATTTCTCCTAAATTTTGGCCACCAGGTAGAGTAGTAATATCTGTTCCTCTTCCACCTTCTCTTGTTGGTAACCAATAATCTTCCAACATATTCATATAACTTCTATCGTCCCTAATTTCTCCTGTGTTGGCATCATAGACAAGTTTATTTCTATAACGTGCCATTACATCTCTTAAATATTGTTCTGCCTTTTGTTTAGGTAGATTACCAACATCTATTTTGAAAATTCTTCTTTCAGGTGCTCTTGCTATACGATAGATAACAACAGCATCTTCAATCATACGTAATTGATTTACTGGTTTAATTGCCTTATGTAAATAAGACAATATCATATTTTTGTTTTGATCTACTAGACCTGAAGAACAGAAAGCAATTGTATCAGCCGCTATTCTTACTCCTGAACCTGATGTTGAACCTGCAACACCTTTTTCATTAAACATAAAGTATTCTTCGTAATCATTTGTAAGAGATAAATCTACAGTGCTTCTCATCTTCTTAAGCTCTCTTACTTTTTTAATTTTTCTAGGATCAATATAACGTAATTCAGTTATACCGTTTTTAGGTGTTTCTCTATCAATAATCTTTTGATAAAATATTCTACCATCTACATACCATCTTTTAAATATCTCAAAACCTTTTGTACTAAAATTCATTAATTTAAGTACGTTTAAAAATTCTTCGTCTATTCTTCTTTTGACTTCGTCACCAAAAGGTATATTTTCTAATGTAACTCTTACAGAATCTTTTTCTTCACTAGAAACAATTGCTTCGTTGCAAATATCTTCTATTGCTTGGTCACATTCTGGATGTAATGAAATTTCTCTATATCGTCTTACAAGGTCGGCTTCGTTCTTAGCCGTGCCTTCCATATCAAGGTACGAACCAAAATAACCTCCAGCAGCGACGGTAGTTGTACCGTCATCTGCTTGAGGTGTAGTAAAGTTTTGTTTCGGATCTTGCTCTTGTTTTTTACGGGTTATTGAAAACCCAAACAGATCAGCCATAATTTATATTCCTCTACTACTACTTATATAAGTTTTAAGTAGTCGTATTTGTTTCAAAATACTGATAAGCAAAAGTTACAACAAACTGTTCAATCGCTGTTTGTTCGTCATACGTTAAATCAATAGCGCCGATTTCTTTTGGAAAAGCACCTCTTAGTGTATATGATTTAACAGTATTACCGTTACGATCTAAGTGGTCAATAAATGCGTCCACTTGATAGTCAGCAGGATTTGTTAATCCTTCATTGTCTGTCATATTGTTGATACCATTTTGCCATCTTTCAAAAGCATTTCTTACTTTGAAGTTTGTATCGTTATAAACTGTAACGGTCCAATCTGCAAATGTTCTATCTCCTGCAATCTTAATTGATCGTCCTCTAAATTTAACGTCAACTTCACCTATTGTCATAGCAGGTATGGATGTAGATCTACATAGAAACGCTAGTTCTTCTATTTCGCCACCAACTTGAGCGTAACCAGGAAAAGGCATTACTACCTTAAACTGATTGGCACGAGCGCCTCCGCCAGCAAGTTTAGCTTTGAAGTCATTAATGTTTGCCATTTTTTATTCTCCTATTCTAAAATTACCCAGCTACTTCTTCAAAAGAAACGCCAGTTCTTGTTGCTACAAATTGTAAAGTAATGAAGTTAATGCTTCTAGCAGGTTTTATAAAAATCTCCGCTATAAATTCATTTCTATCAATTACTTCGCCTGTGTTATTCGTTTCGTCACACACAACTAAAAAGTCTGTGAGACCACGTCTGCCTTGTACCTCTCGTAAGAATGGCTCAACGATATTTCTAAAGTTTGCTCTAGTAAACTCGTCGTTAAATTCAAACAATTGGAATTTAGAAGCAGTAGAGATTGCTTTTTCTAAAACTATAAACAATCTTCGTACATTGATTCTATCAAAAGCAGATGGAGCACTTAATCCAGTTTTATCACCAAACAGAACAGTGCCTTGGCCGGGGAATGTTACCACAGCGTTAACTCTATTTCTGTATAGATCATCTCTTTGTGTTTTATTTGGATTGAAAGCTAACTTAACCGCACCTCTAATAGTACCTCTATTAAAGCCAGCTGGTGAATACCAACTGTCGGCAATTAAATCAGTTCTTGCTGATAAACCAGCAATATCTCCGTTTAACGGTACAAATCTGTACACGTCATTGTATCTGTCATACTGATATTTGTAACCACTGTCAAATACAACATAAGAAGAAGAACGTATTGAGTTATAAAAACCTATTACGTTACTTGTTTGTGTATTTGCATTTGCTACGTTAACAACATCAGATCTTTCAGGTGATACGAAAGCAACTGCATCTTTTCTATCTTCTGCAATTGATATTACGTTATCTACGTGAGTAGCATCGCCTGAACCAGCAATAATTAAACCTACATCCACTGTTTCAGAATCTAGGAATTTTTCGTATGCTGTTTTCTTTTGTGCAATTGTAACAGCTGAACCATCAGAACCACTTTGTAAAGAAGTTAATGTTGGTGTTGATACTGCTGTATAAGTTGTACCTGATGCAGTATTACCCCAGTTAGATCCACCAGAATTATGATCCATCCAATATACATACTTTGATCTTGTCTGTATTACTGTTGGATAATAATTTGTGTCACCTTGTGGTGATTTTGCATCTGAAGCTTTAGAAAGTTTTTGATAAACTTCTAATACTGTATTTGCTGTACCTGAAATTCCACCATCTTCATCTACTACTATTACGTGGATTTCATCATTTGATCCACCTTTTGAAGTAGCGTATGGCGAAGTTCCTGGAGCGCCAGCAACTTGATCGTAAAATCTCCATCTACGTCTTATGTTACTGTTTATAACTACATCTCTTTGTAATCCACCTGTACCTGAAGGATGTCTTACGATAGTTATTACGTTAGTTGATTTAGCAGTAACTCTATACTCGTGACCGTCGTTGTAATCACTTGTAGAAGCTGTAGTAGAAAAATTAATAATATCACCTACGGCGATATTTGTTCCACTTGTAACTGTTACTGAAGTTGCACCTGCTACTGCAGCTACACCTAAAGTTGTTACTACTGTTGTTTCGTATGCAGCAGCTGAAGGACATATAGAAACAAGTAAATTGTTTCCCCAAGCGCCTGCTGTTCTAGCAGCCCACTCGCCAACTGATCCTTGGCCTGTTGCAAAATTGTTAATATAATCTGTTTCGTTCTTAATAACAAATGCACTGCCGGAAGCAACTGCGTTTGCTACTGAAGAATTTTGTGCTCGTACTACTCTTAATGCGTTAGAGTATTGTAAAAAATTGGCAGCACTAAAAAAATCCTCAAAGTTATTTGAGTCTGGCTTACCAAACGTTTCTACTAACTCTTGTTCACTAGAAAGCGTTATGATTTCATCTAACGGACCTTTTCTAAACTCTCCTGCGAAAGCACCAACTGACGTTGATACTGCTGGAATAATTCTTGTTAGGTCTCTTTCTTGTACGAGAACGCCTGGTGATACTTGAAATGCCATTCGGTTTTCTCCTTTTTATAAATTAGCTAATTGTTTCATATAGTCCAACTGTCGTATTATTCATACGCCCATAGTCAAAATTTCATATACATCTATTTATAAAATGCGTATTTTGTACACATTACTCACCTTTTCTGACTACTGGATGCCACGTTTCTCCATACTCATCTTTAAAGGGCTTATCTTCTTCTGGCGTACCGTCATCTATAAAACCAAAGGGAGCCATATCCTGTTCTATTATATTGGCCTGATCTTCATATAGTTTAGAACGCACATCAGAATTACTTAACTCTTTAAAGTATGGTTGATTTGATAACCAACCAAATATAATCAGACAAGTCATTAAATCATCATTACAACCTTCTTCTGCTTTCCAAGAATTGTGTTGACGTGAAAAAGTAGACATTTCTTCTAT